TAAACGTAAGGTTTCTAAAGCAAATGGAGATAAGAATCAACAACCACAATTAGTGGATGCTGAAAAGAAACCTATTGATAAAATAGTCGGTAATGGCAGTAAAGTAAAAGTAATGTATAAATCTTATGACTGGAATTTTAAAGGTAAGAAGGGCAAAGGTTTAGATTTACAAGCTGTACAGGTACTGGATTTAGTGGAATACACTCCCAACGAAGATTTTAATATAGAAAATAAATCTTCTAATGGTGTTGACATCAAAGAAGATTTTTGATACAACATTAACAGTCATAATACATGACTCATTTTCTACTCCTACAGGAGGGTCAGCTTGGTAACAGGTTGGCTCTCCTTTTTTTTTAGAAATTAATTATGAGGGCGACAATGGAAATAAATAAAAAAGGATTTGTAAAGTATCATCTACCATGTCCACTATGTAAAAGTAGTGATGCGGTTTCTGTTAATGCAGATAGTTCGGCTTATTGTTTTTCATGTCAACAATATATAAAGGAATATGATATGGAAACACAACCGATAACAAATGGTAAACAGGAATATAAAGATTTATCTGTGAGTAAATCAGACTTTGTAGAAATAGTAGATAGAAATATATCAGAAAGAACTTGTAAAAAATATGGTGTATCTGTTAAGACAGATAGTATGGGTAATGTAACAAATCATTATTATCCTTACCATGATAAACAAGGTTCAAAGATTGCAACAAAAACTAGGTATACGAAGTCAAAAGAATTTAGTGTACAAGGTAACACCTATCAAGCAGGATTATTTGGAGAACATTTATTCTCTAAAAATAAATTTATTATAGTTACTGAAGGTGAGATAGATTGTTTATCTGCTTATCAAATGTTTAAAACAAGTGATAAGTATGATACACCAGTCGTAAGTATTAAGCATGGCATAGCTTCTGCAGTTAAAGATATTAAAAATAGTCTTGAATGGTTAGAACAATTTCAAAATGTCATTATTAATTTTGATAACGACAAGCATGGAATAGAGGGTGCATTAAAAGTAGCTGAGTTATTCAGCCCAGGAAAATGTAAGGTTATGCATCTTCCTCCTGAATTTAAAGATGCGTCAGATTGTTTAACTAAAAATAAAATTCAAACTTATACTAAAGCATTTTGGGATGCAAAAGTTTTTGCTCCTGATGGTATCATTAATGCTAACATTTTATTTGATGAAATAAGTAAACCAACTTTACAATCATTTGTTCAGTATCCTTTTGAGGGATTGAATAAGATGACATATGGGTTGAGAGCTTCTGAATTAGTTACCTTTACTGCAGGTAGTGGGTTAGGTAAGACCCAAGTAGTTAGAGAGTTAATCCATCATTTAATAAAAGAGACAAAAGATAATCTTGGTTTATTAATGTTGGAAGAAACTCCAGTCATTACTTCTAAAGGTATAATGAGTATCGAAGCAAATCAACGATTACATTTACCTGATGTTCATGTTGCTAAACCACAATTGAAAAAATATTTTGATGATACTATAGGTAGTGGTAGAGTATTTATGTTTGACCATTTTGGTTCTAACACTATTGATAATATAATTTCAAGAGTAAGATATTTAGCTAAAGGATTAGATTGTAAATATATTGTCATAGACCATGTTAGTATTATAGTATCAGACCAGTCACATGGAGATGAGAGAAGAGCATTAGATGAAATAATGACTAGACTTAGAACTCTTGTACAAGAGACTGGGGTGGCTATGATAGTAGTATCACATTTAAGGAGACCTGATGGTAAAGGACACGAAGAAGGTGCCTCTACGTCTCTCTCACAGCTAAGAGGGAGTGCTTCTATAGGTCAGCTAAGTGATATGGTCATAGGATTAGAACGAGATGCTCAGAATAGTGACCCTGAGATTAGGCATACGACAAGGGTGAGAGTATTAAAGAATAGATTTTCAGGAATAACTGGACCTTGTTGTGATTTAAAATATGATATGGATACTGGCAGATTAGCAGAGGTAACATCAAGTGACTTTTGATAAAGTAATATTTGATATTGAAACAACTCTTAACGTAGATAAAATTTGGTGCATTGTTTGTAAACATAATAATACTTATTATCAATTTAAAGAAGATAGAGTACATAGGTTTGTAGATTTTTTAAAACAAACTAAAGAAGTTATTGGACATAACATTATTGGATTTGATATACCAGTATTAAATAAATTTTTTGGATATGATATATTTAAAAATTGTAAGATAACTGATACATTAGTTTTATCTAGATTGCTTAATCCTATGTTAGAAGGTGGACACTCATTAAAAAACTGGGGTGAAAAACTTTACAAAAAGAAAATTGAGTTTAATAACTTTGATTATTTTAGTGAAGAGATGTTAAAGTATTGCAGGAATGATGTTGATTTAACAGAGAAGTTATATAAATTTCTTGGTAGAAAGATGGAAGATTTTGGAGAGTCTATTGAGTTAGAACATAAAGTTGCCAAGATTATTCAACGACAACATAAAAAAGGATTTATGATAGATGTTGTAGGTGCTCATATGTTACAAGCTAAGTTTCAAGAAGATATGAATGAGCTTCAAACTATCGTAAGAAAAACTTTTCCTCCATTAAAAATAGAAACAGAATTTATTCCTAAATCAAATAATAAATCTAGAGGATATGTTAAGGGAGTACCTTTTATAAAGGTTAAATATAAAGAATTTAATTTAGGTTCACGTCAACAAATAGCTGAACGATTAGTTCTGTTAGGATGGAAACCTAAGAAGTTTACAGAAAAGAAACATACTATTGTAGATGAAAAAGTTTTGTCAGAAATTAAAAATATTCCTGAAGCAAGACTTATTAATAAATTTCTCATGCTTCAGAAAAGAATTGCTCAAGTCAGTTCTTGGATTGAAGCTATCAGAGAAGATGGAAGAGTACATGGCAAAGTAATTACCAATGGTACTATTACTGGAAGAATGTCACACCAGTCGCCCAATATGGCACAGATTCCTGCTGTGTACTCTCCTTACGGAAAAGAATGTAGGCAGTTATGGATTGCAAACAAAGGTTATAAATTAGTAGGTGTTGATGCTTCAGGACTTGAGTTGAGGATGTTAGCACACTACATGAACGATAAGGATTATACACATGAAATCATTAATGGAGATATACACACAACAAATCAGATTAGGACTGGCTTGGAGTCAAGAGATGAGGCGAAGACATTTATATACGCACTCATTTATGGAGCAGGTTCAAAAAAAATCGGAAGTATCATCAAAAGGTCTGAAAGAGATGGAGAAAGAGTTAAAGAAAAATTTCTTAGAGCTACACCAAGTTTTAAACGACTACGAGAAAGAGTGGATGGAGTGGCTAAAAAAAGATGGCTCAGAGGTCTCGACCAAAGAAAAATCCTCATAAGACACCCCCACGCTGCGTTAAACACCCTATTACAGGGTGCTGGTGCGTGTGTTATGAAGAAAGCGTTGACATTGGTAGAGGAATATGTTATAAGTAAACGAATCAAAGCTTATCCTATTGTTAATGTACATGATGAGTTTCAATATGAGGTTGAAGATAGTAGAGCCGAAGAGTTTGGAAACTTAGCAGTACAATCAATAAGAGAGGCAGGAAAGGAATTAAAAATAAGGTGTCCGTTAGATGGAAAATATAAAATCGGAAACAACTGGGCAGAAACGCATTGATACTATAGCTACTGATATTAAAACTTTAGTAGCTGGAATATCAAATGGTAAACCTGCTAACGTCACAGAAGAAAACATGGATAGGTTTCTCCTTAATATTAAGGAAGCTTTTAATTCATGGAACAATCCTGTTAGAGAAAAAGATGGGAAGTTAAGAATGTCAGTACTAGGTAAACCACCTAGACAATTATGGTATGATAGATTTAGTCCAAAGAAAACTAAATCCTATGATGCTAGTTTAAATATTAAATTTTTATATGGACATATACTAGAACATTTATTATTATATCTAGCAGAATTAACTGGACATAAGGTAGCAGACCAACAAAAGAAAGTAGAGATAGATAATATTAAAGGGCATATAGATGCCACAGTTGATGGTGAAGTATGTGATGTTAAGTCAGCTTCATCATTTAGTTTTAAAAAGTTTAAGACTGGAGAGTTAGTTGGAGATGACCCATTTGGTTATCATGCCCAGTTATCAGGATATGAAACAGGTATGGGTACTAACAAGGGTGGCTTTTTGGTTATGGATAAATCAAGTGGAGATGTTTGTTTCTATAAACCTGATGAGTTAGCTAAACCTAATGTTCCAAATTTAATTAAAACTTTACAAGATACATTAAAGAGTAAGACACCACCTGATAGGTGTTATCAATTATCTGAAACTAAAGGTGGAAATAAATCTTTACCTATTGGTTGTCAGTTTTGTGCACATAAATGGGAATGTTATAAAGATGCTAATGATGGAAAAGGATTAAGAGTATTTAAATATTCTAATAGGTATGTTTATTTAGCTCAAGTAAATAGACAACCCAATGTTGAAGAGATAACTAAAAACTTTTCAGAAGAATTAAAAACTTATGGGAAAAGATGAGACAATTAATTGAAAGCTTTATAGATGTAGGTAGTGGATTTATATTAGCAATTTTAATACAGTTGCTATTGTTTCCCCTATTTGGTTTATATCCTACGATACTGGATAGTATTGGGATAGCTTTAATTTTTACTGTAGTTTCTATAACAAGGTCATGGATGTGGAGGTTAGTGTTTAAAAGAATAAATGAGTAACTATAAACCATTACCTGAAGGACTTAGAATTGAGAAGAGTAAGATAGAAGGGTATGGTTTAGTTACATTATCTTTTATAAAAGAAGGTACAAATCTTGGTGTATCTCATATTAAAATAAAGGATGAAATAATTCGTACACCTTTAGGTGGTTTTTTAAATCATTCAGATGACCCTAATTGTGAGAAAGTAAAATTACAAGCGGAGAATTATACTAAATATAATTTAGTTACTATAAAAAATATAAAGGCATGGGAAGAACTAACTGTTAAGTATACATTTTATAATATGGGAAGTAATGGTAAAAATCTTTCTGTATCAGAGAAACTACAGAATGAATTAGAACCCATTGTTAATGCTCCTATGATGGAGACAGAATAATGTTAACAATGGCTAAAGCTATAGTAGGTTTTTTATTATTAAGTCTTACTGGAGGACTTATAATTTATTTTATTAAAGATTATAAATATATTTATAAGAAGAAGAAAAAGAAATGAACACTAAACAAATGAGCAAGATAAGAAACAAAGCTAAACATATTATGGTAGCTTGGCTTAAAGGTTTGTTAAGTCCTAATGAACAAGCTAAAGTAAATGTTAAGAATGTCTTTACATTATTACCTAATCAAACTCATTATTGGCAAGGAACTACATTACGTTTACAACCTTGGTCTTATAAATGGATAGTTAAAAAATTAAAAAAGAATCCTCATTGGACTATAGATGATTTAAATGATAGCTTAGAACCCACAGAAAGAGATAAAAGGAGAGCAAGGATGGCTAAAGAAGGTCCTATTGCTATGTAATGACAGACAAAGGAATGTTTAAAGGTACGACATATGATTCATTAAGTAAGCAGGTAGATGGAAATCATTATAACTCTATGAAGATTCAACCTGCGGAATTTATTAATGAAAATCAAATATTGTTTGCAGAA